TGTTAATACCTTGCTATTTTGTGTTAAAATTGGCATATTATACAATCGTTAAAGTTGTTGCTGGATTAATACATACTATTTCCCAAACAGCAGCCGTTCCTCCTGTTATACATTTAAGTGTTACAGCAGCATATTGCCCAGCTTGTATGTAACCTGAACCATTTGTTAAAGTATTTGTTAAACCGCCTACTATTTGTTGCGTGTTTGGGACTGTCACCCTCCACCCTCCTGCCCCTTTTCCTGAAATTGAAATTACGTCTCCTTGTACACCAGTAGTAGGGAGTGCCATAACTACTTGACTTGCATTGTTAAGTATGTAAGAATTATCCCCTATTAAAGTCCCACTTGTCGCTGTAATTACATTTAAAGGATAAATTAGATTTGTTGTTACAGGCGTTAAGTTAACATTCGGAACTCTATTACATTTATCATTCACATGACACTCGTAATTATAACCTCCTACTATATCTGCATAATATTGCCCTTGCTTTAATCCCGAAATTGTAATTTCATTTACACCAACCCAGCTTCCTGTTGTTGCGCTTGCTTGTTGAGCAGGAGTAAAATCTATATCCTGTGTTGTAAGTGTTGCACTTTCTTGTCCTGTTGAACTAGCTTGAACAAGTCTATCACCTGTCCCTTGTAAAAGAGATCTGAATGTATTACCATCCTGCGCTACTGTACACCATCTAGCCTCTGTTACATCGTATTTTAAATGAAGCATTGTATTGTTAGCCCAACTACGATTTGCACCGCAAAGTATCCTGTTAGCTGCGGTTGCTTCACTTAAATAATCGTGATACAGTGTTAATGTTACACCTGTGTCATTCCAAATATAAAGGTCTTTATAAGAAGAACTTGGTGCTATAATACTACCTAATCCTGTTGCACTAGCACTTGTCAAACGGATATACTTATAAGTAGCAGATGTCATTGCTGTTATAATACCAGTTGTTCCTACTGCTACTGCATTTTCCATCATTGCAGTGAACTGGTCGGTCGTTAAATCTGCCGCATTAGCTGTACTTCCTGTATTATTACCTTTTATTGTATTAGCTGCCATTTGAGCAGCTTTTGCATTTGTTACTGCATTGTTTGCAATCGTTCCAACTCCTGCTGTAAATGTTATATCTCCTGTGATAGTAGCAAAATCACGAAGCATAATATTACTCCATGCTGCACTGTTAAAGTATCTGTAAATAACACCAGTTGTATAAGCTGTACCTCCAACAGTAGCAGTACCACCACGAACTAATACTACAAATCCTTTTCCTTGTACTCCCGCAGGATCTGTATATGTCGCACTTGCTGTATTTACATAATACTTGTCATTTGCAGCCGTTAAACTTCCTGTAACTTCGGTCGGTAAAGTTTGAAAACTACCTCCTCCAACTAAAGCAGATCCATCTTTTCGCATAAAAGCAATACACTTCCAACTGCCTGCACCGTTGCTTCTAAAAACAGCTTCGTCTCCTACTGCAGTAGTAATATTTGCAGAAGTAGGTAAATCTAAGTTAGCAGAATGAGTTAAAGGAGTAACTGCCGAAAACTTTACTCTTCTAATAGTTCCTTCTGCTATCGTATCGAATCCTGTTATTGTAGTAGTACTTGTAATCGTAATGTTATTACTTGCTGCTGCGCCAATTGCAGGAGTTGCACTAGCCGCAGGAGTTATGCTTGATGCATAATTCAATGCTCCTGTTAGGGTGAAACCAGCCTTTACCCATGTTTTTATTTTCTGAACTAACCACCACGCATTAAACGGTGTTAAAGCAGAAGTTTGTTCTAATACAACAGGTGTAGTTTGATCTGTGTTATCAAATGCAGCTTCTACTTGTGTTTGTGATGCTTGTGTTAAACCGCCACCTGAAATATTTCTAGAACTTCTATTTCCTATATAATTATTAAATACAAATGCTTGATTAGCATAATCCCCCTCTTGTGCAATAAATAAAGTGTTGTATAAGAAATCTGTTTCTGTGTCCCAAAATCCCATTGGGAATGAAAATTTTACCCATACAACTCCATTCCAACCATATAAACCATTGTCTAATGGATCTGTTTGATTTAAAAAAAGAGCATTTAGTCTATCTAATCCTTGTATAGTTCGAACACTTAACGATTGATTGGTAGTAGTAATTAATTGAGGGAAGAAGTTAGAGTATATTCGGCTTGATGGTGTTACAACAGGCTCTTCAATTACAGCATCTCCTACTGTAATAAATCCTAGCAATACTTCTGTTAAAGGGTCAATTACATAATGTGCAGGTGACGTACTTGGAGTTCCTTCATGTATTGTAATTGCATTTGTATTGTCAGCAACAATATCATAATATTTGAAATCACCTCCTGTAGGGCATAGTGTAATTTCAGACGAAATAGTGTCCGCAAGTTTAGAATACTCAGAGGTTGGGATATACCAACTGTTTGTTAAAGCTAATCCTTTAGAAACCTTTATCTGTTTATTAGTTGCTACTGGTGTCCCAGAAAACGTTTCAACAGTAATTTCACAGCCTGAAACAATACCAGCTAATCGGTCTTGCTTGGAATTTGACAGATCATCAACATATTTCTTGTGAGGTATATCTAAATCATTTGATATCGTTGGGGCTGTGGTATACCGCCCTACCTTCATCAACTCTACCCAGTTGGGCTTAACAGTAAGTTGATTGTTCCCTTCTGGGCTGCTGTAACTTATAGTCGCATGTCCTAATGCGGAGAGATAGACTATTGCCGAACGTAAATCGCCAGAATTAATTTGAATGTTGGAAATCTGCGTAGAGCCTTCTGCCAATACTAGTTGTTGCAGATGAGTTATACCAGCTTGGGTTCTTACCTTATAAATAGACCTATCGCTAGCAGTGGGATTAAATACAAGATTTGTTGTGATGTTTTCAGGGTCGAAAGATGACAAATCGGCTATTTCTTGTGCGCTTGCTTCTATTGTAATCCCACCCTGAACCATCGGTATTTTTTCAACACCTGTAAGAGAAGATCCACTCGGTAGCGCACTAATTTTTACTTCGCCTTCTGCCATTATTCAATAATTAATTTCAATCCTGACTCAGTTGTGATATAATACTCATTTTCTGTGACAATATAAGTCACAAATTCTCTTGTATACTGTTTTGTGCCAATTATTCGACCAGACAAATCAATTACGTTCTTTTGAACAGTTAATTTTGACTTGTAAGGTAATATTGTAACCGTTTTATTGTGTTCTATATCATCGTCAATACTAGTATTTGTAATGGCAAAAATGTTTGAAGCATCGGCATATAGTTGCAACGAAACATCAAACAAGTTTTGGCCGTAAACTGTCACATAGCTAGTTGGTTTTTGCGCTTCCTTTTGGGTTGCTTTTGAAACAGAAGGAACTATATAAGTAGCTGGTGTGTAGTTTATTTCTTTTACACCAGTCAAATCATAGTCTAGGTTTTGATTGTTATCCAGTACAAGCGAAAACACCTTGGTAGGGTCTCCAAATTGCTTAACTACAACATCGTATATGTTTTGGCCATCTTGTAAGTTGTAGCTATTCATAGATAACGATGTCTTGTGATTCGCTTGTGAACTCGTTTATTTTTACCTTTTTTTGGTAGCCGTCCGTTTTTAGTGCTTCTTTTATCGCACTTTCAAATTTTGGTAGATCGGTCGAAGGGGCGTTCTGATAGTCGCTCGCACTTGCACCCAATAATGGGAATTCTCGAAACCAACCATAATGCGAATTGATTAAATCGGTAATATGTTGCTGGTCTGATTCGCCAATTACTAGGTCATTATTTTTTATGACTAGTACATTTGAATCGAGTTTAAAATCTTGCCTAGCCATGTTTTACGTTTGTGTTTTCTAGTGTCGTTTTGTTTAGTGCGAGAACCGAAGCCCAAGACCCATTTAGTGCCGTAACACCTCCACCTGCCTGCCCTAATGCTACTAGTTGAGCGTCCAACGGGGTTAATGCTGCAATAATAGCCGCTTTTATTGCAGCATGTTGCGTGTCTGATTGTGTTTTTAGGTCGTCAATTTTTATTAATCCGCCAAATGTATCAGACTTCAACATTATAGTTTCAACCTCCGAATACATTCGAACGAATGGCAAGTTGTCCATAAAGTCAACTACCACGTCAGAGCCAACCTTCGGCACCGCAAAGAATCCTTTAGTTTCGTCACCTTGTGAATCTAAACTAACATTTTCAATTACATCGGAGTCGGTTGTTGGCTGAACGGTTATAGTGTTTGTGTCAGATTCGTAGCTTACCACCTCGGCAAATATCGCTTGTCGTGGCAGTGACTCTTTAATAAGTTGGTTTAAAACGTCTAGTACTTCTCTCATAACAATCTACGTCCAACCTCTATTTTTTGAAAATAGCCATTCCATCCAAAATCATAATCAACCGCTTTCACAAAATAAGTACCACCTCTTTCGGGTTGTCGCTTATTAATTAGCGTTACACGGTCGCCATGTCTTACAAAAGGCTCGCCAAAGGTCTTAAACTTACCACGATACCCATCGTAAACTATTTCGTTTAGTTCATTTTCGGCCATCGTTTTGAGTTGCGCTTCTGAATAGTCACCATAATAGTGCATCGTTCTTTGTGCGCCCGTTGTGTCACCAACTATTACCTCACGCCTTTTATTCTTTTTGCCTTCACGTCTTATTCCAATAGCTTTTACAAAATACCGATTAGTATCTTTCGTTTGCCATTCAAGATTTGAATCAATTATATTTTCTTGGAATTCGAAAGTGTGTTCTTTACTTTTTACCTTCGTTTCGTCAAAGTCGTATAGATACTTTCGGCCAACGTATAAAGTACCTTCTCGCAAGAACACCTCTAAATGAAATTCCTTTCGTAAGTATTCAAGTATTTGGGCTGCCGTTGGGCTGTTTCTAATCGAAAATGAACCTAAATTTTCGTACTCCAAAGTTATCACATACGGCAAAGTATCACCAATCACATACGTCAATAACGTTTTTAAAGAAACGCTTGTATACTCTTTGTTTTTGACTAGTTTTCGCTTTAAAATCCAAAGTTCATCCTCGCATTTAATGACTGTTTTTTCTTCGGTATTTAATGCTGTGATGTAACCAGTTAAGGCCGTTTCTAGTACATTATTGTAGCCAATTTCTATTTTTACCGAATCACCAACTTTTAAGATAGGGCTTGAAGTCGAAAACACATCTTGACCTTTCCATGTGTACTTTTGAGCCAAAACAATCTCGGCCGTGTCGGTCATGTTTTTGAAACTCGACTGTATAGGCATATCATTTACACCATCAAAAACAATCGTTTCTGAACGTCCATTTTGTTGTGTAAACGTTATCTTACAGTCAGGCCTAAGCATCTTTAGTTTTCAAAATTACAGGCTCATCACTTAAGCATTTTAACTCAAAAGGCTGAACGGTTATATTTCCTTCCAATTGCGGAAAGCTTGCGTACTGGACTATCAAGTTTCCTATTTGGAAAAAGTCTTGCAAATAAGGACATTGTACTTCAATTGCATCTTCTGCATTACAGAAAGTTTGTAACGCCCTCATATCAGCATCAGGATATACGTTAGGAATAGAACTGGCAATTACTCCCTTAATAGTTACCGCATAATCCCCGTTGCTTATGAACTGCTTCACGCTGTTCGATTTACCTTGTATTTCGGTCGTAATGATTCGCCTTTGCATTCCTACTTCTATCAAGCAGCATTCAAGTAATAAATCTTGTTTCCCGTCTTTCCCGTAAAATATTTCAGTGTTGTTTTTGTCAAAATAACTCCCTGCCTTTAGTACAATACCTCCAAACACTGGCAACCCTAAAGTTCCCATGTCGGTGGTTGGCTTTAGTTCGTTATCTACGTTTAACGGATTTAGACCAGTTCCTTGCTTATAGAATTTAGGCTTTATCAACTGCAAGCCAAAAGCCCCAATAATCATTTGAGGCTTTTTAATGCTAGGAATTGGTTGATTTGGTATAAAATCGCTCATTATACAGCTGCTAATTGTTGCGAATCGTTCAACATCGAAAGGAAAATCTTAATCATTTCATCTCGTACATTTGGTGATAATTTCTTCATGTCATCTATTGCGCCATGGAAGTTTTGCGTTTCAACCAACTTCCCTACGTTTATCACGATGCTTGTAGGTTTTGAACCGCTAACTTGATTGGCTCTACTTTCTAAGCCTGATGATGTTGATGTTTTTTTGGTTATATCGGTTGTAGAATTAGCACCCAATAAAGACGTTTTGGGAACATACAGTTTGTTTGTAAGTTTCTCTGTAAGACCTCCTATGCCATTATCTCCTAAAATAGCATCCCTAATAAGCATGTTTGCTTGGCTTGCTTCTTTTAGTTTTACAGAAGTTTGGCTGTATTCTATTTCTTTTTTAGTATCACCTCCTAACGCTGCGTCTCTTGCTTTTTGTTCAAAAATAGACGCCATATTTGCCTGCTTAATATATAGTTTATTAGCAGCGTCATATTTTGCGTTTAATTCTCCCTCTACAATCCTTTCTATTTTTTTAGAGGATAATCCTTGTTTTTGTAAAACTTCAATACGTTTCGTAAAATACTCTTCAATACCTCCAATATTGGCATTTGCTTTAACTCCAGCGGCTTGTTTTTGTAATGCGTCAGTACCTGCTACATAATCAGAAGCTAAGTTTATTAACCTAGACAATCCGTCAATAGTTTTCTTTATAACTCCATCATTTGAATTACCAAAACTAAGCATTAAAGACTCCCAAGCTGTTCCTAATCTCGAAACTGACGTGCTTACATTGTCTATTTTAGCCCCGTTTGCAAATGTTTTTTCCATTTCCTTTGCAAATTTTGGCAAAAACTCTTCTGCAATAAGTTTACCTTCACTCATGAACTTATCAAGTTCCTGAGTGGTCATTCCCATCGCATTTGCTGCTATTTTAAAAGCTCCTGGTATTCTTTCTCCAATTTGACCCCTTAACTCTTCAGCTTGTACCTTACCTTTTGACATTACTTGACCTAAAGCAAGGAATACACCTTTTGCATCTTCACCAGTTAATCCCATAGCAACAACGCCAGTATTAACCTGCTCAAACATCTGCCTAACCTTGCTAGATGAAAAAGCGGTATTCATTAACGCACCTTGCAGCGTCTTAAACCCGTCCGCAACGTCATTAACAGGCAATCCGTATTTATTAGACATGTCTTTTATCCATGCCATTGACATTTCGCCTTGTGCTGAATTGTCGGATGCAAACCTAATTGACGAACTTAATCGCTGAAAATTAGCAGTTGTTTCAATTACTTTTAACCCATACGCACCTATTGCCGCTAATGAAAAAGCCCCTGCAAGCCTTTTGCCTACTCCTGACAAAGCTTCTGATGTTGCATTAGCCTTTCCCATTGCCTTGTCTAGCTTTTCCGTTTCCGAAATAGCAGCTTGCATTTTAGGAGTAAATAAATCCTTTAGGCTTAATATGTATTCAACGTTGTTAGCCATTACCCTGTAATCTTATTAGCTTCTTGTTTTCGCACCCACTCCAACTCGCACCACCTTTGCGCCCACTCATCATCACTTAGCTTGTCAGGGTCTAAATGAAAATGATACCGAAGTAATGCGTTTCGTTTCCTTAACTCATCCTCGGTATCAAGTTCAGATACTTTCCACTGAATTAATTTTTTTTTAACTCACCGTCCGCAACGCTTAGAAGTGGTAGCAATGTGTTTGAAGCTGAACGAATCGCATACAACGAATTTGTAATCTTTGAAACAGGATCACCAGAAACCCAAAGCCCGTTTAACATGATTTCAATAGCCTGTAAAGGATCGCTTTGCATCGCTTTTTGAACCATTGTAAACAAAGTTCTGTCTTCTAAATCTTTGATTACCATTTCAGCGAAATTGGCCGAAAACCCAGCTTTTAGTTTTTCTTTAATTTCAGCCTGAACGCCATCAATTTCAAGCTTTTTCGCAATGCAAGACAATTCATAAGCCTTCATTTCGGCTTGCAATGCCTTGTAATCAGCATCTGAATTGGCCGAAAGAGGCACTTTTAGTGTGTATGTTGCCATTACCAAGTAATATGTGAAACAATTAAATCTAATTCAACTTCAATTTTAGTATCGCCTGACTTTGCTTTTCTGTTATTGCTTTTGAAACGGCAATTTCTAAGCTTGTGAGTCACTGGCACATTTCCAGAATTCACGTAAGCCACAATAATATCAAATTCAGGAATATCTTGAAGTCTTCCGTTTATAGCCAAAGCGGTTATAGCTTCAACCTCTTCCATAAACAAGGTCAATTTTGCCATTGCCTTGTATTTACCGAAACCTCTATTCACTGGCATTGTTCCAGCTCCATAGTTGTCTTCGATTTCCTGTTCGTCTGAGTACTCAATCGCTGTAATTCCAGCGACTGGTACCGACATGATGTTTACGATTATAGAAGCATAATCATAAGTTCTTCCGTTTATAAGTGGTAAAGCCATACTATGATACTTTAGTTACGAAACCAACATTTACGTTAATATTTCGGCTTACTCCTACAGGTACGTTTTGGATTGTCAACTCCAAATTTCCCGTTGAAAGTACATCTTGCTCGGGGTTAATTATAACCTTGTAACCAGATAATTCACCGTCTTTTTCCATTTGCTCAACTGGTGCATTTGCTAAGCTTTCTAAGTAGCCAATTTGATCGGCTGTTAGTTTTCCGCTTGTCGCATCCACATAAACGGGGCCATTTAACTGAGGCATCAAAGACGTGCGAACGTTTCTAATTACCTTATTAATTGTCCTGTTATTTTCCAGTGTGCAATAATCAGAAGTGTTTGCAATAGCCGTTTTGGCATCGACAAAATACGTTCCAGTATAGTCTATGTGTTTCTTGATAAACGTCCAGTGGTAAGCGTACAATACGTTTAGTAAGCTAGTAGATTGGTCACGTACTTTTACACCGTTAGAAAACGCTGGTACGGCAAACTCAGTATCACTTGCAGCTAGATTAAACTTGGCTACGTAGCCTAAATTCTCGTGTACTTTCGCAAATGCAGCCGTTCCAAGACAAGCTCCAAGTGTTCCAATAGACCTACCTAAATAAACATAAAGCTCATTGCCTTCTGCGTCACCATCTTGGCCAATATCAACTAGTACGTTTTTAGCGGTCAAAGCTGAAAGGTCAGCCAGTGCGCTTAATGCCGTTCCGTTAATGTTTGGCGTATAGATAATATCGCAAGGTCTATGATCGTCATAATTAGCATCCGCAATACCTTGCAAAGTAGTTACTTGACCAGTTGCAAAAGCTGTACTTGTAGTATTCGAGTAAACCCCAAATAAACGCACTTGGCCTTCTGCAAAATTCTGGATAGTCGTAATTTCTTCAAAATTCAATGTTCCGGCAGTTGGGAAAATACCTAACCATAAAACACCGTTTGGCTGTGAAATGAAATATCTTTTTACATGATACCAAATGTGAATGTATGGATCGCTAACACCACTTGAAAACTGTGTAATTGTCGGGGCAGCAATTACTCCAGTTATTACAGAAGTTAGGACTGCACTAGCGTTCATTACCACCATAACCAGAAGGAGGTGTTAACAATACGTTTGCAGAAGAACCAGCTGCCACAAATCCATGTGTAGATGTTAAAGCGTTTATTGCTGTTCTTGCTTTTGTTGCCAATGCGCTTGTAGAGTCTCCTGTATTCCAAGTCGCAACTCCCAAAGACGTTGTAACACCTAAAGCAGTTACTTTAAATTCAATTGTATCACCATCAACGGCAGAAGTAACCGACATTGCATAATTGCCTCCAGTTCCTAACGTCTCATTTGAGTAATCCCCAACAATACCTAAAGCCTCAACATCTGAAAGCGAAAATACTTTCTTTATTTGATTGCTTCCATCAAAACCGCTCGGGTAAGCAGCTGTATAAAACACCATTGACGAATAATGATCCTTCCCGTCAAGCGGTCGCCCAAGTCCGTTAGTGCTTAGTGTAAATCTAATATCTGGTAGAGCCATTTGTTTTATAATTAAAGAGTTAAAACAAAAAAGGGGCTTTTACACCCCTTTCATTTAGGCTGCTTGTACGATTGAAACAATACCTTCTTGGTTTGTTCTTGCTTTTGCAGCTCCGTGAAGAACCAAAGCAGAGAATACGTCACCGTAGAAAGTTGGATCGCCCATATTGTCGAATACTGAAACCGAACCTGTAGCCTTACGAACTGCGTACTTAGATGTCAATATACACCCCATGTTGTCAGTTGTAGTAGGGCTTGATGGCAAACCGTCCGAACCTGTAGACTTGATAACTGGCGTGCCTGTGTTATCATAAACAACTACACTAGAACGAATCACGATGTTCATTCCTAGTATTCTGTTTACTACGCCAGTTGGCAACACTGGAGTATTTGCGCCAAATTCCAAGAATTTAGAAATCTTGTCAATTCCTACAAATTGCGACCAGTACATAGACGCTGGCATAATCAAGTAAAATTCTTCGTCTTGGTTGATGTCGTCTGATGCAAGAATGGTTCTTGCATCTTGCAAGTCTTGCAGAGTGATTGCCTTTCTTGTAGAAGTTGCGCTTGGAGCTAATGCACCTGAAACAGCAGAACCAGAAGTACGAACAATACGACCCGAACCACTTGCAGCCCAAGAATATAAAGCGTTGTTTGCAACACTTGAGCTCAATTGCTTGATGTGGTCACTAAGTACGTCTTGACGTTTATTGTACGAAACTTGAACCGCCTCAGTATCTTGAATCAAAATTGGATTAGTCGTAAACTCTTTCAAGTTGTACGTCAAATCTGCGTCAGTTCTTTGAGTGATTGCAGCAGGCAAAGAAGCACGGTCAATTACTACGGTTGGTTTTGAACCAGCCTGAGGCAAATGAACCGTTTTGTAACTTACATAAGCCGAATCGTCTTTTCCGATTACGTTTAGAAAAGCGTTGTTTGCGTATAGGTTGGACTCAATGTCTGAGATCCAAATCTCTTTTTGAAGTGCCATAATAGTTTTTCGTTTATAGGGTGATTAGTCGATTTGAATTTTTGCACCGCAAGGCAAGAAAATAGTACCATCGTACCAAAACGATTGACACCATG